GTAAAGATCAATCATCTTGTTCGTCACACATACATCTGCGAAAACTGCCTGAGGGCAGAATCCAGATTAATGCGTGATGCGCGTGAGCGCAGTACACTCCAGAATTGGATTAAAAACCCTATTCTGAGTGTACTTAACAAGCGATTGACCCCTGACGGAAACTTGCATTTTACCCCCATGGGAGGTAAATAATACGTCGAAGACGTGTTATGCTCCTCTACTATTAGAGGAGCACCTTCTATGGCTGCCTACGAGAAAACTGTCTTGGATACCCTAACCACCTACAAATGGACTAAGCACGATAGTGCTGGAACACTAGTAGGTGAAGGCGAAGATACCGCGCAAGTGGTTATCAAAGCCGATTATGGTACCAATCCAGATGAGGACCACAGACCCAAGCCTTCCGATTTATTGGGAAGCATGACGTCTAGAGGGCCTTTCTCCCGTGTTAAAACTACGTGCCAGACAGGGTTGAAACATACACCCCCGTTCTGGAACAGTAGTGGTACACGGTTAACAGAGTCTTGGGAATATCGCTACCTTATGCCTCTACTCCCGCCACTTAATGGTGACGAGGAACAGGCTGCAACTCAGCATTTGCTGAGGGTACGCAATATGTCCGATGACTTTGCATCTGACGTGGCCGAGTTTAACAAGGCTGCAGACGGTTTTTCATCGTTAGCAAAAACTACCGTAGACATTTGGAAGCGAGTGAAGGGGAAGTCACGCAAAAAGTTATCTATTTGCGATGTGGCTTCAACTAATCTCGCTGTCAACTACGGTATCAAGCCTGTTGTATCCTCTGCATCGCGTTTGATCTCTACGATCGAAAGATCGCGATCAAATACGATAAAGAGGGTTTCAACAACCAAACGCTTCACTAACACCGTCACCGCTGGTGATGGTGGAAGTTGGCGTGATAGGATGACCGTTAAGTACGTTTCGTATATCGAAGTGGATAAAACCACTCAGACATCGAACCTGAACTTAGGCAATCCCGTCGAATGGGCTTGGGAGTTAATCCCTTACTCGTTCGTCGTTGATTGGATGGTTAATGTTGGCGATACAATCGCCGCACATAATCCTCTCGGGTATGGCTTGACACATAAGTCTACATGCAAGACAGTAAAGCATGTGGCTGACCTACAGGCGCTTCCGCTTGGTGCTGGCTGGGCAACCCAGTCAAAGGCATCAGGAACTTACGCCACGTATTGGAGAACGGTAGAAGCAGGTTTACCTGCTCCTAGCCCTATCCAAGTTGATGTAACGCAAAGCTTAACGGCATTGGGTAATGCTGTTTCGCTTCTTGTTACTACCCGTGGTAAGTGTTAGGGGCGATTGCCCCCCTTACTGCGACCTTGTCTGGTTTGCTGGATACGCATTCCGCGTATTTGGTGTAAACTAGTCTATGGGGGATTTAATCCTCCTTACTTAAGAAAAGGAGCCATTATGGCTACTATAGCACAACAATCTGTGTGGGACGACGCAGCCGGCACTATTGCCGCTGACTACGAGCCCGTCAACGTCGTTGGAAACGTCGCAACCTGGAAAACGGAGGAAAATACTTCCGCCGGATCCCGTGTTGCTACGTATTCCTTTGATGCTCGCACTGCAAAACGAGCCACTGATAAGATCCGTTTTAAACTGGCAATTCCAAAAGAAGTGCTAGTCGACGGTACCTATCGTGTGGTTGGTGTTGCATATGTGAACATCGACGCAACCTTGCCGGACGTATTCGTCGAGGCCGATCGCCAGGTGGTCATGTCTAACATGATTAACTGGATTTCGGGCTCAACGGATCCTCTCTACAAAGGCATCGTTCACCTGGAGTCAATCTACTAGTAGATTGATGCCTGGTGATGCCAATGAAGAAGGTCATCGAGGCAATTCTAACCGTTACCGTTCGCAACCCGAATGGGTCGTTGAAAAAGACCTTGTTTCAAGTGGTCGCCATCCTGGCAATCACGCAAGGTTTGGTATGGTTAGGGATACCTTTCACAGCTGGAAGTGTAATCGGCCTTTTTGAGGCTTTTGACGCTTTCAGTGTATGAGCCCATTGTAAGGGCAATACTGTGAATCCGATTGGTTGAAACATTAAATCCCCAAAGGAGATTATAATGACGACGAAGTCAAAGACGAGTTGTATTTCAGATCTTAGATTTGAAATTGACGTTGCTCTTCAACTCTGCACCATGATAAACACTCCTAGAGCGCTTACGGTAGCACTCTTACTCAGTAATAACGAGTTTGAGCAATACCTAGCTTTAGAAGTGTCTCCCGATCACTATAATTGTCACAGCGATTTTGCCGATGATTTGCTTGTCACGAAAGTGATGAGTAAATCAAAGGTAATGCCTACTAGCTTTGATAAAAAGCAAAAAGCCATCGACTCCTTCTATGAAGGTGAGAGGGCCTGTAGGAAAACTAACCAGAGGATTATTTCTGGCGAGTTAGATCGCAGTTTGACAGCCATTGCGGCTATCATTCATGGCATTATAGGTGATCTTTCTAGGCACGACCTGGATTCAATCCAGGGCGCGTTTAGAAATGGTAGTGGCGCAACAGTCAGCACCGCCGGCCTGGGATTCGTTCCCTCTGATAAATACAGAGACCGACCAAGCCTGACTTATCCCTTAGTACCATTCGCTCGAAGTATTATGGGCGATCGTCTAGCTGATTTACACTCCAGCTTCGACGTGGTACCGGGGAATAAGTTCACAACCGTTCCGAAAAATAGCAAGACAGACCGTGGTATATGTATCGAACCCTCGCTGAACATGTATGGACAGCTTGGAATCGGTACTGTGCTTAAGGCCCGTCTAAAGACCTTCGGGGTAGACCTTTACGATCAAAGCAAAAACCAGGAACTGGCACGAAAGTGTCAAAGTACTGGTGGCTGCACGATCGACCTTTCACTAGCTTCTGACTCTATAAGTCATTTGTTAGTTTATAGGTTGTTCTCCCCCCGTTGGTTCGAGCTATTTTCGCTCTTTCGTAGTCCATACACGACGTTCCCTGACGGGAGTGTGGTGGAGCTGGAGAAATTCAGCTCTATGGGCAACGGATACACCTTTGAGTTGGAAACCTTAATCTTTCTCGCAACGTGCATTTATGCATGCGGCGAGTGGGATGAGGAAACCATGAGTGTCTATGGGGACGATATAATTATCCCCAGAAAACATAGTCAAAGGTTGATAGAGACACTAGACCTGTTCGGGTTTAGTGTGAACGGATCAAAGAGCTTCCTGGCAGGACGCTTCTTTGAATCCTGCGGAACAGACTGGTATGATTCCATGCCAGTCCGACCGTTCTATCTGTCCAGAGATCCCTCCAGTCATATACCTTACCCCTTACAAGCAGCAAACGCTTTGCGTTTATATGCTAAAAGGAGAGGTATTGGCGGGTGTGATTCACGGTTTAGAACCCTATGGGTGAAATTATACCAAAAGGTTCCAAAATTGTGGAAACATCCCGTCCCCGAATCTTTCGGGGATACTGGAGTTATCGTCTCGGAGCTTGAGCACAGTTGCTCTCGCGCCAAAGACGGACTTGAAGGCTATAAGGTTCGATCAGTTTATTTGAAACCTGTGAAGGTTGCAAATTTTGATCTTGCTTTATGCCTTAAAGTTCTCGATGGTATGCCGACAGCGCGTTACGAAAACCTGCAACCTCCTTTACGTGACAGACCGTCACATCTAAAGGAGTATTTGCGGGATTTTGCTTTGCGCATGAGGTATACCGCGGACAGAAGAGGGACACCCGAGGGAAACCGCGAGATAAAACGCGGGTATCTTGGGCGACCCAGGATGGTGCATTCCATTGTGAAATGGGATGTAGGCCTACACTGGGTTTAACCCAGTTAGTTTCCCCCATTTGGGGGTGGTTGGAC